TTCTGACATCCAATAAATTATACCATCTACTTCAATAGCAGCGTGTTGAGATATTAATCCGCAGTTTGTACCTACTTGTTCGAAACCGAATGTAAAAGGTGCTCCAATAAATCTCATGGTAAATAATGCGGTATCAGACCAAATGTAATTACCATTTCTACCTCTTAATACTCCTACTATTTTAGATCCATCTGCAAGTCTTTGCGTGCCTGCAGTATTTGTTGCAGTGGGAGTATAAGTATTTATATCTTCTTGATCAGAAAATCTTAAAAACATTGCGTCTTGTGAATCGGTTGTACCTATACTTGTCTCAGTTCCGAAGAAACATAAGTGTCTATCAGGTGTAGATACTAATAGATCTCTTGAAGCAGTAGGTGCATTTGTAATTAATGTGGCTCGAAGTGGTGTGGATATTGCTCCTGAAGCTGTTGGATCCCATTCTACCGCAACACTATTAAATATTAATGCAATTAATTTTTGTCCGAAATTAGTTAATCTCCATTGAGCAGGCTCAATATCGACTCCTAAGCCACTAGCTTGTCCCCAAGGGACATAGTTAGTTGCGTTAGTTACAGTTGATCCATCTGCGTGAGTTGCATCTGTTGTTCCTTGAGCACCTCTACCTAAAGTTTGTAATACATTACCAGCTTTATTAGCATATGTAATAAGTTCAGTTCCTATTAAAACTGTTCCTGATGTTGGAAATAAACTAGCATCTGTAAGTGTTACAGAAGTTGTATGGCCTGCAGCAAGTGTTCCACCATTATTCATAGTAGTAAGTGCTGGATTTAAAACTGTACCTCCATAATATCCTGTACCAAAACCAAAACCAGGTACCTGCGTAGTGTTACCAACTACATAATAAAAGTCCAAGGTCGCGGATCCGGTAGTCGTGAATGCGCTCGCTGCTCCCTCATTAGAGGACATTTGTATTGTGAAAGTTGTGGATGTTGGTACTGTTTGTACTTCAAATGTATTAGTAAAATCTGCAGCTGTGAATGAGGATGAACCCGGAATACTAGCTACATTAGAAAAAACAA